AACGGAGTGCATTAATTGCATTCCTTGTTCCAGTTACACCCCCATCAAGAACCAAGTCCTCAATGTGAGTCATATGAGTATTCTTGGCCTCATCAATCTGACGGTCCTGTGGAATGTAGTCTTTGAACAAAATCATAATGTTATTTATACTTAGTCAGTCTTGATAAACTCCACCCTCAGTATAATGAAGATACGTTTGAAGTGTGTATTTGTGTTCTGATACCGGTTTATTTGCCTTATGTGGGAACATGAAAGAGGGATTGAATATTAAAACCCTTCCCTCCTTTGGTTGGACTGAAAGGTCAATATTGGTGAACACGGTTTCTCCACCCAGTCCAACCGAGTTTAAATAGAACATCACCACAAGAAGCCTACCAGAGGTATTGTAATTAACGATATCACAGTGTTCTGAAAAGAATCCATCATTTTGTCCCGACTTCCTTAGACGGAAACGTTCTAGCTTGCATTCTTTAGAGTTATTGTGTATCACCTCATAGGGGTCACCAGTTTGTTTCTTGTACATTTCCAGTGAATAGAATATACCATCAAGAACAACCTCCCGGTATATATTGTTGAATGCCTCACACCCCCAAAGGTCAATCTCAGTTCCTTTTCTCCTGAGAAAGTTTTGTGAGTGGAACCCAGTGGTTTGTTCTATAACATCACTGGAATTTGTCTCAAAGAGTTCAACCAACTTCTGACAAAGCTTGGGTTCAAGTATGGAGTCATAAACTCCAATATAGTCAACCAGTTTGTCCACTATATCACAAACCCCGAATACTTGGAACCAGAAGCCAGTTCCTTGTGTCCGGAATCGACAAGCTCCGTTTCTTCTTCCTGTTGTATATCGTGAAGGTGCATTTTCCCCCTGTTTATTCCAAGTGTGAATTTTTTATAATAGTTCATGTCATTGTACCGATTCTTGAGTTGTTTCACCATAATCTGACCAGCTTCCTCAAAATTGTCATTGGTTATCAATGCAAGCATGATATCAGTGGTCGCAGGCAATCCAAATGAATCGGCGGTGTTGGTGAGATCAAGGTCAGGGTCATTTGCACCAGAACGATTCACCTGTGTTGCAGTGACAATTGGAACATTATGAATCACCGCCATCCCCCGGAGTTCCTCGGCAATAGACTTGACTATGGTATATGAATTTTGGTTGTTAGCATTCTTGAATCTTTTAGACATACATAGATTGATATAATCAACATAGATAATATCTGGTTTAAAGTTTTTCTTGATTCGGAGTTCTTGAAGAAGATGTTCAAAATGACCAACATGCACGGTGGATGTCGGATACTCTTTAATTATCAACTGGCCCTGAAACTTTTCCCTGATTTTATCAATCTTTTTACTGAATGTGGGTTTTGGAAGATTGATAATGTTAGATATATCAATATTAAGAAGGTTGGCATCAACCCTCTCTGCAATCCTTTCCTCTGACATTTCAAGAGTGATGTACAAAACATTCTTACCAAATGCAAGTGAAGATGCAGCCTGATGGCACATGACCAAGGATTTACCAACCCCCGTTGCTGCAAGCCAACACATCAGAGACTTGTTTGGAAGTCCACCCTTCGTTATCTTGTTTAGAATATCTAGGTCAAAAGGAATTTTATCTTCTTTCTTGTGATAAAAATCAAATCGATCTTCCGCAGCTTCATAGTAATCATGACCCACATTTTTGTCAAAAGAAACTGAAAGTGCATCGGATAGAATTTCTGGAAGTGCCTGAACTGTCATTTCCTTGTCCTTCCCATCGATTATTGAAATTGACTTTAGGACAGCGTTGTATATACTTTTCTCTTTACAAAACTTTTCGGTTTCATCGACCAACCAATCCTGATTGACATCCCCCGCTTCAATGGAATCAATGTACTCCATAATATTCGAATACATTTCATCTGAAATATTTTTGTGTTCATCAATACCAATTACCAAAGCTTCCTTGGAAGGTATATCCGAATACTTCATCACATAGTTGTCTATCTCTTGGAATATTTCCTTTTCAACGGGTTCGTGAAAATACTCAGGCTTAAGAAAAGGTATTACCTTCCTGAGAAAAGGTTCATTCGTTATCAGATTCGTTAGTATCGTTTGCTCTATCATTATATTTTTCGTCTATCAATCCAACAAGTATATCGCCAATAATATCATCAAATTCTTCTGACCTCTCGTATTTATGTTTTTCCGGATTTATCATCACCTCATAGTCAAATTTAAGAATCGGCGGTTTGTCCTTGGAGAACCTAACATTGCCATATATGTATATTATACCAACAAACGGGCCATCTGTCAACTGAATCCCAGTGTGTTCTGGAAAATTCTCATTCTCAACAAGTTTGTATTCTTGATCCATCACCCCACCACTGGTTCATGGGTTGCAACAAATTTTGCTTCAACAAACTCCGGAAAATTCGTATCTTCTAGGATTGGTTTCCAAAATTCTTCTGTGTGGGTTTCCTTCTCCCTGTAATTTTTGTCTTCCGGAACTGTGGGTCGGGTATACCATCCAAGCTTTGGTTTGGTGACAAACCCAGATTCAACTGCAATCTCTAAAAGCCCAGACCATTTCTGAATTCCACCTTCCCATGAAACTGAGATTGGAATTTTCGATTTTTCTTTTACGAAACGAGACTTATCAACATTGATAATAAATTCATAACCCTTGACTTCAGCTCCAACTTTATCCTGTCTTCTTCCAATAATCCAAATATTGTTGGATGAATAATATACACCCTTACCACCAGAAACTACTTGTTTCGAAAACATTTCCTGTGTTTCATATGTGTGATTAACAATAATTAACGGTATATCTTTTATTGTTAAATGAGTAACCATTCTAAACAGGCTTTTAAGTGCTTTTGCTCGTGTCATATCAGCCTTTGCACTTTCAGAAAGTGCATCCTCAACTTCTTTTTTGGATGCAAGATTCCCAAGAGAATCAACCATTATAATTATTTTATCGTCGGCCTCAATATTATCAAGTTGCGACACAATGTCGAATTTTAGTTCTTCGATATTACTCACTGGAACATGAAACACCTTGCTTGTGTCGATTCCAAACGTATCAAAATATCCCTGTGGACTACCAAATTCGGAATCATAAAAAAGACACACAGAATCCGGATATTTATCTTGATATGCCTTCAACATCAAAAGACCAAAACAAGTCTTATAGTGTTTTGACGGACCAGCTAAAGTTATTATTCCAGAGGTAAACCCCCCGTCCAGTTTCCCCGATAACGCCACGTTAATCATTGGGACAGATGTTTGAACCGGAACCGATTGATTTAGAATCTTGGATTCCGACATGATTGCTGAAAGTTTTATTTTAGAGTTATCTCTAATTTTTTGTAATAATGACATAGTTTCCTTATGTGAAAAATGATGTAAGGTCAGTTTGTTTTTCGGTTTTCCATTTAATCAGGTTCAGGATACCCTGCACCGGTTGAAGGAAAGCCTTTTCAAACTGGAGTTGATAATCAATGTAAGAATCAAGGTCTAATTCTTTTGGGAGAACTGAAGCTGCAGATACCACATTCGACTTCAGTGGATTTGGCATCTTGAGATAACAGAACTTAATCTTGGTTCCATTCTCAATTGGTTCGTATTTATCCTTTAGCTCCATTGTCTTAATTGCAAAATTGTACAAGAGAGACCCCCTAATATGTATTGGAGTTCCCTTGGCAAACAATGTTGTTGGATCTCGAAATTTGTCAATGTTATTTGCGGTTCTTGGAAACGCAATATCAACAAACTCAGAATTGAAAAAGTCGTGTTTTGTCTCCTTGATGAAATCTTGTGCTTCCTGCTCGGTTCCATTAAGAATGATTCGTATCATTTCTTTAATCGTCTTTCGGCAAATAGCAGGAGTTGATGAACGAACAGCCTCCACACCCATCATCTTAATCTTGGGTTCATCATACCGAACACCCTCATTATCAAGGACGTTCATGATGTATCGTTTCTTGGCAATGAATACAGAGGAATCTGAAATCACCTCCCGTTCCATGAACATCTTCTGTTCATATGCGTTCATGTATTCAGCAAGTTCTTCGTATGATTCCGTGATGAATGGTTCTATCTTCCCAGAAGATATTTCATCAAGAAAATCTAGAATCTTTGTGTTTGGCGTACCTTTATCGAATACCTTATCAACCAGAGAATCAAATGTCATGTACACCGAGTCCGTGTCAATCGCAACAACGTAATCTACATCCTCAGTCTTGAGTGTAAAATTCATGAACTCATTTAGCTTACGTTCAATCCACCGAATCGAAAGTTGACCAGAAGTCGTAACCGATTCTGCCATATCAGCAGAAAAGAATCGAAAATACTTGTTCCCAAGAGCTCCATATAACGAGTTCAGAAGAATCTTGATGGCCATTTGTCGAGTATCGAGTTTTACTTCCTCGTCAACATCACCACTCTTTGAAGCTTCGATCATTTCCAACTTAACTCGTTTACGTTCCAAGAAGAACTTTTCCATCAGTTCTGGAATAAATCCACGAGTCTTGTTAGAATAATACACCCCGTTTGCTGTCAGAG